ACAGCTGGTCGTCCCCGATCACCGCCCAAGCCGAGGAAGCATAGCCGAGTCCACCCCACCAGCTCGCCGACTGCGTCGAAGAGACCGACCTGTACCACTCGTTCACCGGCTGCCCGTTGACCCACCCCTCAGCCCCGCGGACCTCGATCTGCTGATTGCCCCGCTTGAGAAACTGGAAGTAGTACTGCCCGCCCGGCGCCTTGGAGTGGAGCACCAGCACCGTCTCGTTCTCATAGGTGATCTCCCACCCGACCGGCGCCTGCTTCACCTTCATCGCGCCTGTCGTGGTGGGCGGCAGCCTGCTGTCCACGCTGCACGTCACCTCTTGCCCTCTCACCCGCAGCACGCGCATGTCCACGTTGAACCGCGCGTCTGCTGCACCGGACAGGGATAGCACCTGCCACTGCTCGAAGCCGTGGTTGTCCGGAAGCGTGAGCGTCAGTTCCCCCGTCTGATGGGCCACGCGGGTGACGTTCACCTCGTTGAAACCATTGATGAAGACACCCTTGATCCATGCGACAAAGGTGGCCCAATCGCGCGGAGCGGGGGGTACCCCCTTGTCCGAGCTGCGGATGAACTTGACGCTCGCGCTGATCACAGTTTGAAGATCTTGTTGTTGCCGTTGTCCCAAGTGACGATGATGTCGCCGCCGTTGGGGGTGATGGGCAGACCGGAGGCGCTGTCGATCCACGCGATCAGGTCACCGTTGCTCTCAGGCACACCTTGCTTGTAGAGCAGCAGCGCCTCGACGGAGTCCCCCGACACCGACTGGAATGTCACGTCGTCAGCGTCGGCGGCACCGCCGTCGGTCTTCTTGTTCGTCAGCTGGACCGGCGAACCCACGACGGCGCCCTGGTAGGTGTTGTACTTGTTGTGGGCCTGCAGGTTGACCTGAATCTTGGCGGCGTCGATCAGCGCGACGTAGATCGGGTCAGTCTTCCAGTTCAGTGCGCCTTCCAGAAACAGCTGGCGGGCAGAGTCAAACAGTGCGTTTGCCATTTAAGGCTCCTCTATTGAATCGGGTGATCCATCGCCCACCCATTGGCGAATTCTATCAATCTTTCGAGCGCATTGGCGAAGCGCCGTGCGCTGCGCGTGGAGTGCCTCAACCAGGTCTCGATTGACCACCACCGGGTTGACCCGCGGCACCTCGCACGGCTGGATCAGACTTTCCGGTGGCAGCACCCTTATTTGCCTGATCTCGACCCGCGGCGGCTCGTGCAGCGCACGACCCGTCGAGCAGGCAGCCAAGCTCAGGAGGCACAGGCTGGTCGAGATAACTACGAACTGCGACATTTTTTCTCTCCAGCTCCTTCAGCTTGCGTTGGGTTGATCGGTCAAGTTTGGCGAGCTGCTCGAAGTCCTTGATCAACCCGGCTGTCGCCGCGGCGTCTCTCAGGCGGGCCTCGGACAGCTCCGCGATGGTCTGCGTCTGGGCAGCGTTTGTGGCCTCGTTCTGCGTGATCCGGTACCGCAGATCGTTCAACATCTGCTTCTGGGCCTTGGTCTCCATCCACAGCGTGACGCAGCTCGCCACCGCCGCTACCAACAGAGCCAAGAGCACGTACTCGACGAACAGACGCGCTTTGCCGGTGATGAAGCGGATCGAAGTACCCAGTACGGGGTACTTGGACAGGGTTGCGATCATTCGTTCTCCTCGTTGCGGGGGGACTTTCTGATGCCAAGCTTGTCGTAGACGAACTGTTCCAGCACGCTCACGCTCGCATTGGCACCAAGCCACCCTGCCAGTCCAACGATAACCCCCGTCCACTGGTCCGAGAGGCGCATCTCCTCGCAGACCAGCTTGAACAGGAGCCCCACGAAGCCCGCAGCGCAGACTTCCAACATCGTGCGCCACGCGGTGGGGCGAGCCCCCTCATTCGCGGTGCGCAGCATGTATCCGATCCCGCCCGCCACGGCGGACACGCTGACGTAGGCCAGCGTCTTGCCCCACCATGTCGCCCAGAAGAAGTCGACCCACGTCATCACCAGACCTCGGTGCAGGCATGCAGCCTGCCTTCCTGCAGCTTCGCTGCGACGCGATGCGTTGCCTCGGCCTTGGTGACGATGCCATCGCGGTTCAGGTCCAGACCTTGGTTCTGGCTGTAGGCGATGCCGTGGTCAAAGAGCGCGGCAGCATCGGGGGCGTCGATCATCCGAGGCAGCAGGATCGCCATGTACATGTCCGACAGGGAGCGGATGCGCTTGGCGAAGGGACGGAAGTACTTCTCGACCCACACGAGCTGTTCCTCAGCCGTCATGGCGGCGAGCGCAGTGTCGGTGGTCCCGAGAGCCGTCGCGGTGGCGGGCATGAACTGGATCAGGCCCACCGCTTTGCTGCCCGCTGCATTGCGGACGTTCGGGCGGAAGGTGCCGCCGGACTCAAACGCCATGCAGGCCATGATCCACGAGGCGTGCTCGTGGGTCCAGCCGAAGCGCTTGCACATGTCGACGACACGGGTACGAAATTCGGGGCTGACTTTGTTGCCCCAGGACAGCAGGATCTTCATAGGCCTCCATAGGCGACGGTACGGGGTTTGTGCTCCCGGCGCCCCTGCTCGGTGCGAACCCTGTCGCAGTAGGCTGCGAAGGCGGCTTGGAACTCTTCCGCCTTGCCCTTGTCGTAGGTTTCCGCGTCCTGCTTGGAGTAGGCCAGGGCCTTCATCCAATCAAGCAGGTGGAGATGGTGCTGCCTGTCGATCTCGAATTGGGAGTCGGGACCGGTCACTTCCTCCAGAGGGAGGCGCAGCACGTGCAGGTTCAGCTCACCATCTTCACGCGGGATGTCCCGCAGGAACATGGAGTACTGGTCATCACCGATCACCACGGCGTGGACCTCGCCTTCGCGGGGCGTGGGGCGCCGGGTGCCGAACTGGATGTCTTCGTCGTTCACGATCTCGACCGGGCATCGATCGTCCCGGGTGACGCGCCGCAGCTTCAGGATGCGGCGGTCGTAATCGACGAAGGCATCCCCCGCATCGTACTCGACGGTGCAGAGGTCGGAAGTGGAGTCGGGGATGCCCCCAGTCAGCCGGCAGAACTGCTCCTGCGCGTCGTTCATGTAGGCCCACACCTCCACCTCAGACCACAGGTAGGGGTAGGCCTCGTCACGGACGTGCGCGCGGAACAGGTCGTGCAGCTGCTGGGGAGTCATCTCATTCGGCCTTCTTCGATTTCTTGCCGGCCTCGACCGGCTCTGCCGGGGGCTCAGCATCGACGCAGCCGACGGCGCGGCATTCGCGCTCGGCTACATCCGGGACATGGACGGGCACGTCCGGTTCAAACGTGCCGCTCCAGCCGAAGATCGTGTTGACAACGACGTTGCCAGGGTGCGAGAGCCAGGCCATCATACACCTCCGAGGTTGTAGTCCGCACGGTCACGGACTGCAAATTGCAGACTGACAATGATCTGACCAGCGGTGATCTTCGTCGCGGTCAGAGCGAACTGCACCGGGGTGTCCTCGAAGAACACACCGCTGCCAGCGATCGGCCGGTTGCCGGCGGACTTGATGTCGTCGCCGTTGAAGATGGCCGTGTTGGTCTTCGGCTCAGACAGCTTGAGCGTGACCTTGGCAGCCGAGTCGGTGATGGCCGTGGTCGTGACCACGCCGCCACCCAGGATGCGGGCGCCGCGCGGCAGCTTGACCAGGGGGATACCGGTGGCAGGCGTGCCTTCAGCGATGGGCTTCTGGACGCCGGTGGTGGGGTCGGTGTAGGTGTCTTTCGTCAGATCGATGGGGATCTCGACGGTCAGCACCTCTTGTGCGGTACGCACGGAAGCGATGTTCGCCATGTTGACTCTCTCGAGTGGATCAGCCCCGGGTGGGAGCTGCGGTTGAGAAGCCAGCCGAATCGAGGCGTAATTGCCGAAAGAGGTGCGGCTGGGGATGCTGGATGTTACCACGTAGGGCGAATAGGGCGCCAACCCGTAGGCCACGGCAGAGCCGAAAGTGTTCGCGGAATCAATGCCTTGCACGCCAAGGGTGCGCGGCCCAGCCCGGCCCTGGGTGAATTTGAGACGCCCGATCTCGATCCGCGGGGCGATGCCGAGCGGGGAGATTGTCTTCGGAACAGGACGGCGACCCGAGACCGCAGGGCTGCCGACCATGACGGCCGAGGTGATGCTGCTGACGCTGATGACTGTGCCGCCCGAGGATGCCACCGGGGGACCGACCTCGGAGGTCGGCGCGATGCCGGTAGGGACGAGGGTCACAGCGCCGGCACTCAGCCGTGCAGTTCCGAAGATTGGATCGTTGGCAGCACCGGCGGGGGCCACGACGGCGCCACCGGTGGTCAGGATAGGCCTGCCCAGGTCGGCGCCGCCGAAGCCGACCACGCCGATTGTAACGCTGCCGGCACCCAGCCGGCTGTTGCCGAAGCCCGCGGTGGACGTGAGCCCGACAGGGTTGATGGTCACACTGCCGGCCCCCAGCCGGGCAGTGCCGAAGTCGATCGTCGGAGCCAGACCTGCCGGGGCGATGGACACGCTGCCGGCGCCCAGCCGGGCGGTGCCGAAGTCCGCGGTCGAGGCGCGGCTGTCGGGGCGGATCGTCTGCACCTGCGCCTGCGGCAGGGGTTCAGTCTGCAGCAGCTCGACGACATACCCGCCTTCAGGCGCCCAGCGGAGGTCGCGCGGGTTGTCGACCGTCATGAAGAGCTGCACCGTGCGGTTGTGCCCGGCGCGCCATGACGGCATCAGGATCGTCTCTTCCGCCTGAGTGAACGTGGCAGTGCCAATCTCAGTCAGGCGGGTGTCTGCGGCGCGCACCACGTTGTTGAGGTACTCCCCAACGTAGAAGCGCAAGGTAATCGGGGTGGTGCTGACGCGCGGGGGCGTCCGGATGCGGATGTGCTCGTTGGTCTGGAGGAAGCCTCCAGCCACGTAGCCGATGCGCACAGCGAAGCCGCCCATCTCCAACAGCTGCCAGAGAGGGGCGGCGGGGGTGTCCTGGGAGCCAGACCACGGCTCCCCTAGATTGATCGCGTTTGGTACGAGCGACATGCGCGGTAGACCCCCTCACCTCGTTGGATTCAAGATGAGGGGTAGTCTATCACTGGGCCGTGTACACCGAGATCACACCGAAGTCCTGCTTGGTGTTGTTGCTGTACATCGAGTTGAACTGCGGCTTCAGGAAGCCCAGGATCTTGTCCGTGGCGATGCCGATCTGGTTGTCGTAGTCGAACTCTTTCTCGGTCCAGCCCGGGTTGCCCAGGTCAGCCATGGCCAGCGCTTGGGAACCGCAGAACAGAATCTGGCAGCCGTCCACGTTGCCGGCAGCGCCCCACTTCTGACCAGCAGCGGCGCCAGAAGTGTTGTAGACGTTGCGGTACTCGTGGAAGACGATGCCGTCGATCATCACGGCCGAGCCGGTGAACAGCGGGTTGCTGCCGCTGCGGACCTGAGCGTTGCGGACGTTCTGCATGAACAGCGGGTCCAGCTTCAGGCGCATCATGGCCTGCGGGGTCAGGAACGCATGGTACGTCTCCTCACCACCGTTGCCCTTCAGACCACGCATGTACTGGTCCTTGGCATAGGCCTTCAGCTGCACGAACAGGTCCCACGTCGGGGTGTCAGCGGCCATCACCTGGGACGTCGTGCCACCCACGACCAGCCGCTTGTTGGCGGCGTCGTAGCGGGCGCGGCGGGCATCGGTCGGGGCCGACACGTCAGCGGCGAACTCCAGCTGCGGCAGATCCGAACGACCGCGCGGGGCGCCGTTGTTCTTCATGTTGTAGGACACGCCGGACAGGGTCAGGAAGGCCATCTGGTCCATGCGCTCGGCCAGCCAGTAGGCCAGCTGATCGCGGGCGTTCTGACGGAAGTTCACGATGGACTTCTGGTCAGCCATGCGACCTTCCAGGCGGACAGCGTGCCGCAGCTGGTCGATGCGGATCACCTGGTCGAAGGAGCGCATGGCTTCTTCGTTGCCTTCCAGGTTGCGGTCGCCAGCGACGCCGTCGCCTTCCAGGTCAGTCAGCAGGGTGATGACGGCCCGCGCGCCCTTCTCGGACTTCTTCAGCTCGTCGATCTTCTGGATCATGGAGTTGGAGCCGGTGCCCAGGAACTTGCCGATGAACGACACGTTCCGAGCCGTCTTCCACATGTCCATCGACCAGATGGTTTTTTGCTCGTCGGTCAGCAGACCAAAGTTGGTAAGAGCCATTTGTGGCCTCTCTCAGGGAAGTTGAACAATCACCGGGAACGCCCCGGTCGGCGGACAGGTGGCTCTATCGCTGCCACGAAGCGAATAGGCGAAGCCTATCAAAGACTTACTGGTGGGGCAAGGCTTTGTCACGACGACAACTCTTGCTCCAGCCGGGATTTGTCAAGTACCGGGGGCCGGTAGACCTCGACGATCTTGGTGGGGGCGGGGTCGACCAGCTCAGCCGAGAGCACGACCTCGCGCACCCGACCCCATGTCTCGGGCCCGGCCACGTTGATGCCGGACTCCACCAGGCCCTTCAGCCACATGATCGCCAGATTAGCGTCCACCGATGGCCCCCATCAGGAGCCCGTCGAGGCCAGGGGAGAGCACGCGCTGGGTCGGCGGCTTCTCCTTGGGCTTCTCGTCGGGCCGGAACTCGTTGTTGAAGAGCCGATACCGCTGCCCGTTCACGTCGAGGCAGATGCGACCCGTCTCGTCGCGCAGGAGCCGGCTCTCGACCGGCTTGCCTGCGGCGAGCAGGTCACTGAGGAGTGACCCGAACTCTTGCATCAGAAGTCATCCCCGCGCAGACGCGCAATCGTGGCCTCGTCGAGGCGGTCGAACTGGGCCTGGGTCAGTTTGCCAGGGTTGCCATCCCGCAGGCCACCTTGGTCCGACGGCTTACCGACGGCGGTGGCGGCCGGGGGCTGGCGCTTGTCAGCGTCGGCGGCGCGCTGGCGGGCCTCGACGGCCCGGGCCGGGGCCGTGGGCTTCTCGACGGGGGCGCCGACCACGTACTTGACAGCCTGGGCGAGCGCCTGGGAGCGGGTCCGACCCTTGGCGACCAGCGCTTCCATCAGGTCAGCCACCTCGTTGGCCTTGGCAGCATCGAATTCAGGGGCATCCGGGTTCAGGACGGGGTGCTTGCGCTCCACTTCATCCAGCGCCCGCTCGTAGGAGAGGGTGTCAAGGGTCTGCTTGCGCACGGCCTGGGTCTTGACGGCCACGGAGGCGTCGTTGAACTGGTCACGCAGGGCATCCAGCTCGCGGCGGACCTTGCGGGCCTCCTCTTTCATGCCCTCCATGATCAGGTCTTCGTACTTGTCCGACAGCTCCTCGATCTTGGAGCGCATGGCGCCCAGGTCGGCACCGTACTGGCGCTCCTGCTGGGCGCCCTGGAGGCGCTCAATCTCGGCCTGCAGCGCCTTTTCCCGCTCCCGGGCCTTCGTCATGGCCTCGTCGAAGCGTGCTTTCGGGATCCGGATGCGCTTTTTGGCCTCGGCGGCGGCCTCTTCGGCCTCCCGCTGGGCCTTTTCCTCGGCAGTTTCCTCGCCTTCCTTGTCAAGGTCGGCCTCAGCCTCGCTCAGGCTGTCCTTGACGGGCGCCTTTTCGGGCTCGAAATGGTCCCCACGGTCCTGTTCAGTACTCGGTACTGGGTTCTCAGCTTGCACTTCTTGGCTCTGCTCACTCATTTGGATTGCTCCTTGTCAGACCGGGGTTGGGCCGGGGCGGCCGGCTTGCCGGAGGGGGACTGGGCGTTGTCCCGGGGTTGCGCCCGTTGATGCACTGCCGCGATTCTATCCGATTTGGCTTTTTCTATGGCCTGGTGCTGGGCGATAGCCTGCTGATTCCGGCTCTCCTCAGCCTTGAGCTGGCTGTTCATGGCCAGTTCCTCACGCTTGAGGGCCATCTCCTGGGCCATCTTCTCGCGCTGGAGGGCGATCTCCATCTCCAGCTGCTTGAACTTCAGCTCCATCTCGGCCTGCAGCTTCTGCAGCTCGACCATGGTGGTGTCCTGCTCGGCAGGTTCGCCCATGGCCTCGGTCTGGGCCAGCACCTGCTCGCGCTGGGCACGAGCTTGGGACAGCTGACTGTCGGCCTGAGCCTTGGCCACGTCGGCTTCCTTCTGGGCCACCTCGGCTTCCTGCATCCGCTGCTGCAGCTCGGCCTGCTTCTGGGCCTCGGGGCTGTTCGGGTCGCCTTCCATCTCGGTGATGATGTCGGACTTGTCACGCAGACGGGAGGCCTGGATGATGAACTTGTCCGGGATCTGGATGCCCACCTCAGTGCGCAGGCGCACGGCTTGGTCGAACTGGCTGTCCTCGAAGGTGTCGCGCTCGGGCTCGTTGGTGACGACGATGGCGTATTCGCCCAGGGTCAGGTCGTTCAGGATCGTGCCCTCGGGCGTGACCTGGTTGACGACCATCTCCTCGGTGGTGCCCAGCATCTTGTCGGCCGTGATGCGAACGAGACGCTCTTCGGTGTAGTACTCCTGGACCAGGGCCAGCACGGCGCGGGCCAGCAGGTGGTCCGTCCGGTTCATGTTGTCCATGACCTTGGCCATGTTGGCCTGCCCGGACTTCTGGTTGGCCACGACCGACTTGGCAGCCACGTCCTCCCGGGCGAAGCCCTGCATGTAGTCGGACACGCCGGAGATGGCCTTGATGTGCTCCTCGGCCTTGTAGCTGATGCGGTCCAGGCCGGACGGCGTCTGGTTCGGCTGGATCTTGGTGACGTTGTTGACATCGTCCACCTCCAGCACCAGGCCCGTCTGGGCCCCGCGCTGCTCCAGCTCAGCCACCGACATGTTGACCAGGCTGTTGCGACGCACCAGCCAGCCGCTGTTGGCCGACGTGTTGACCACGTGCAGCTCCTGCGAGCTGACCTTGTTCAGCAGCTCCTGGGGCCCGAGCAGGTTCTCGACGATGCCCACGGTCTGGCCACGGCGGAAGTACGGGAAGTAGGGCACCACCGTGAAGTGCCGGTACGGCGACCAGTCGTCATGGAGCAGCACGTTGCCGGCGATGACGGTCCAGCGGATGCGCTGCACCAGCTTCCGGGTCGTGGCGATGTTCGGGTTGCGGGTCAGGTAGTCCTGGATCTTGGCGTCGTCCCAGTCGTTGGGGACCAGCCGGCTGTCACCGTTGGTCAGGTCTACGAAGTGGGTGGCCTTGTGGAGCGTCCGGTACTGGCGCTCGATCACGCGGATGTTGCGGCGGATGCGCTCCTGCTCCTCGCCCAGCCCGGTGTGGCCCACGACCGACGGTCCGCCGAAGCGGTCCCGGTTGAAGTCGGCGGCGTCGTAGTCCCAGTCGTTGGCCGCGCCCGTCTGGATGCGCAGCAGCTCGGCGTTGGACTTGCCGTAGAGCATCTCGATCTGGTCGATGGTCATCCACGACGTGGTGATCACGTCCTGCCAGTCGTCCGGGTCGTAGGAGTCGGCGTCGCTGTCGATCAGGACGTTCTTCGGGTTGAGCTGGGTGATCCGCACCTCTCCCCGCAGGTTGTCGCTGAAGTCCAGACGCACGTCGAAGAACCCGCGGCTCTGAATCACGCCGTCGCAGAACACGTCGGAGCGGACCCAGGGCAGTTGGTTGTTGTCGCTGATCTGCTTGAACACCTTGGTCAGGGCGTCCGCCACCTCGGAGGTGGCCCCGGAGTTGCGCGGGCGGAATGCGATGTCGGTGCGGTTGAAGATCTGCTCGCCCAGCACGTTGGCGATGGTCGAGATGATCTTGTTGATGGTCAGGGCGGGGCGCCGGGCCTGGTTCAGCGCGGCCAGGTCGGCGGAGTCCCACTGGAGGCCCTGGAAGAACTTGTCGCAGCGGTCGGCCTTCTGGATGAACTTCAGGTGGCCGTGGTCCCGCAGGTACACGTACCGGTTCCAGACCTCGGAGGTCTTCTCTGTATTGACAGGCATTTCAGGCACTCATGTGGGTTCCAGAGAACGACGGGAGCAGCTTGTCCCGCCAGCTCGGAGGTTTGGGAGGCTCTATTATACGAGGAGGTTCCATAGCCAAAGCCAAATGGGTGGCCCAGGCCATCGAGTCGACCACGTCATCGTGGACGCCGGCGGGGAAGCGCAGCAGCTCCTGCTCCACCTGGGGGAACCACGTGGCGTTCTTGGGGAACCACAGCTTGCCCTGCTGCATGCGACCCTGGAGCGGGCGCGCCCGGACCATCTTGTCGGTCAGCGGCTTCATGACCTCGATGGGCAGGAACAGCCGACGCTCGCGCATCCGGCGGTCGAGGAACGGCTTGAGGGTCAGCCAGATCTGGCCGTTCTCCACGCCGAGAGTGTACCCGACGGTCGGGTCCGCCCCAAAGCGCCCTGCCACGTTGAGCATGGCCTCGACGATCTCGAGCGCATCACCCTTCATGCGGTGCACGTCAAGCACGAACAGGTCGTCGTCGGGCGTCAACGCCATGGTGGTGCCCACCGTCCAGTCGTTGACCTGCTTCGTCCCGATGGCGAAGTCCCAGGCCGTGAAGATGCGAACGTTGTCCAGCGCAGGCTGATCCGCGAACCGGAAGAACTCCTTCCTGAAGTACAGGCCCTCGTCCGGCACCGGGTTCTGCTGGTACAGCGCCGACCAGATCCGCGGCTGCATGTTGGCCCGCACCCGCTTCAACGCCTCGGTCGAGTACCGGGCCTCGTGCAGGCAGAAGTCGATCGGACGCAGCAGGGTCAAGCCGGCGTTGTCAGGGAGGCTCAGGTCCAGCGCAGTGGGCGACCGGATGATCGGCCCCGGCACGTCCGGGTTGGAGTCGTCGCGGTACTCCCACTGCTCGGAGATCGCCGGGTACTTCACGATCTCGAACTGGTCGAACTCCGCCCCCTTCCTCATGGCCTGCTGCAGGCGCCCCGCCAGGTCGTCGTCCGACCAGCAGGTCTGGATGACCAGCACGCCGCCGCCGGGAGCCAGACGGGTGTAGGCCGTGGACTGGTACCAGTCCCACAGCTTGTCACGCACCAGCGCCGAGTCCGCCTCCTCCTGGTTCTTGATCGGGTCGTCGATGATCAGGAGGTGCGCACCCTTACCCGTGATACCCCCGCCCACACCGGCCGCCGTGAAGCCGCCGCCGCTCGTGGTCAGCCAGGCCTCGGCCGACTGCGACTGGGGGTCCAGGGCCGTCCCCGGGAAGACCCCGGCGTACACCGGGTCCTGGATCAGCCCCCGCACCTTCCTCGAGAAGCCCGTCGGCAGCTCGAGGTTGTACCCCACGTTGATGATCTCGTGGTTGGGGGCATGACCCAGGTGCCACGCCGGGAAGCGAATGGACGCCAGCTCGCTCTTGCCCGTCCGCGGCGGGCACATGATCATGAGCCGCGGGCTCTTCTTCTGCCGCACCTGCTCGCTGAAGACCTCGAGCCGCCGGCACATGTCGTGGTGGACCCACCCCGGCTCATACGACGGGTGGGTCATCTTGGTGAAGTGGATCAGCCGCCGGCGCGCCAGCACGCGGTCGGCGAGCAGCTTCTTGGCCGACGCCGACTTGGACAGCTCCTTGACCTGCTCCTCACTCATCGCCCGCCTCGATCACGTCAGCGTCGACGGCGTCCTCGCTCGCCAGGCGCAGCAGCTCCTCGTCGCTCATGGCTGTCATCTTCTGCAGCATGACCTGGCCGTTGACACTCACCTCGATCTGGGTCTTCGTGGGCTCGTAGTGGCCGCACAGCCGCCCGATCTCCTTCCACCCCGCCACCATGACCGCCGGGTCAGCCTTGAGCTTGGCCGCCTCGATGGCCTCGAGCATGCCGTCCACCACCCGCTTCTTGGACACGCGCGACGCCGCGGCGTACTCCTCCCGCCGCAGCTCGACAGCCCGGCGCACCGCCGCGCCCTTCATCACCATCGTGCCGTTGGAAAACCCCGCCTTGCGGGCGGCGCCCGACAGGCTCATGCCGTCGTCGACGTAGTACCGCACGAACGCCTCCTGCTGGGCGGTCAGCGGCTTGGTCGGCAGCATCTCGTCGAACAGGATCAGGTCCTCAGTCTTCTCTGCCGCCTGCGCCACCTCCTCCTTGAGGCTCGTGAGCAGCGACACACCTTTGCGAGCCATGGTGGCCCCTCCTAAAAGTCCCTAAGTCTACCACCGCAAACGCCATGGTGCCTACGAGCCGATGGTGGGCGGCGGAACCCGAGAGGGGGCTTCGTGGCGATCTAAACGACCTCGGGCGCCGGGTGGCTCCTCGCCATCTGCGACGAAGTCGACGCGATCTTCTTCGTACTCGGTACTAAGTTCTTGGTTCTCAGAGGGGAGCGCCTGGCCCTGGCAGGGGGCTGCGTCACGGCAGGTCTGACAGGCCACTAAGCCCCCGCCACCCAGGGGCACCTGGCCGCCCCCGGCGGCTTGACAGGCTGCGCCAGGGGCGCACGCCCCCGAGGGGTAACACACGCTTCGTTTCAGATTTTGCCGAAATTTTTCTGGACAGACGGTACTGTCACGAGGCCGGGGGGTGGTTCGGATTGATCTGGCTGATCTTCGTACTTAGTACGGGGTACTGAGAGCGAAGACGAGAGCGATGGCGGCACGCTGGCGGGCGGCGGCCAGACTGGCGCCGGCACGCTGTCAGGGCTCGCCCGTCAGGGCGGCTCCACTAAGGAACACTCAGTGCGAGTCCATTTCGTCCGTTTCGAGCCGGCGCGATCCGGGGGCTCCCCGACTTCAAAATCCCCACCCCCCACTTCGGTTTCGCTTCGCTCAACCTCGTAGTACCCAGTACTTCGTACTGGGTACTCAGAAACAGTGCTCGCTGCGCTCGCATGCAGCTCGGCGCCTGCGGCGCCTCGACCAAGTACTCGGTACTTCGTACCGAGTACTGAGGACTTAGACTCGCTTCGCTCGTTTAAAAATACAGGCGGCCGCTAAGCGGCCTCTATTATTTCGCTCACTTTGTTCGCTCATAATGCTCGCGCAAGCGCTCGCCTCTTTTCTCGTGTGTTCATCACCACACTGATTCGGAGGCTAACATGAATGCGATGACCGTGAACGAATTCGCTACTCGCGCTAACGCACTCGCTTATGCGATTGAGACACTCGGCGGTAAAGCCGAGCGTCTGCGCGCTCTCGCGCTGTGGATGCTGAAGCAAGCCAGCCCGCGCAAGGCGTTCGACATGGATGTGCGCGAGTTCATGGCACGCTGCCCGGCCAAGGTGCGCGACGCCGCGCGCGAGGTCTGGACCAACGCGCGGGCGCTGCTCACCGAGCTGCAGGATGCGCACATTCAGCGTGAAGAATGATCCCTTCACGGGCCCGGCATGCCGGGCCCTCTCTCCCTCGCTTGTCACTCACTCAACTGGAGCAACACCATGGACTCGAACAATCCCGTCTTCGTTCTGCTGACCGAGAAAGCCACCGACACTGAAACCCTTGGGCCGGTCGGCAGCGCTCTCGCCGTTGGCGCGCTCATGCTGGGCGGCTACCTCTTCGGCAAGGCTGCCGAGGAGCCCGTGCGCGACGCCCTGGCAGAGCTGCGGGCTCTGCGCGAAGCGCGCAAAGCTGAGGCAGCGCGTCACCTCACTGAGGCTGACGCACGTCGTGACTCTGCCGACTCGGCAGCTCTGTGAGGGGTGCGAGATCGAGCAACTGCAGCTCTGCTACGCACTGTGAACTCTCTGGGCCCGGCATGCCGGGCCCTCTCTTCCTCTACTGAACTGGAGCATTGACATGGAAATCATCAACTACGCCATCGCTGCACTGATCGCTGTCTTCGTCATCGGGTTCCTGCGTCGCCTGATGACGGCCAAGCCCACGCCTCGCATCCCGAAGGCTCGCCCGCACGTGGAAGAACGCGCTGGGCAACGCCGCGCCGCTGAGCAAGCCTGGCGCGACGCGCTGTGAACACCTTCAACTCACTGAACAGGAGCACCATCATGAACACGAACTCCGCCCGCCTCGTCTTCACTGAAGAAGCTGTTGCAGGCATGCGTGTTGAGCACCTTCGCTCGGCAGCCCGTGCGTTTGAGGCACTGGGCAGCAAGGAGCTGTCTGAAGACGCACGCAAGCTGCTGACCGCGCTGGACAACGCGATGTATGACACACCTGCGTTTCAGGCGCTGTTCGATCGTGGCATCGTGCTGAGTCGCAAAATCCGTGTCGGCTTGAAGCTGCTGCGCGGGCTGTAAACCGAATAATGCCCCGGATTAATAATTCGGGGCACTTGATTAATAATTCACTGAACTGGAGCATCACAATGGATAATCGGACTCTCTCCAAGAGCAGCCACTTCGTCGACAACCTCGTGATCGACTTCGTGCTGGAGCAACGAACTTTGCCTCGTAATTACAGGCCGATTCTGGAACGGCTCGTGATGCAGGGCAAACTCGAGGAGCGTGAGGCAGCTCGCAGCATTGGCCTGCCTCGCTTCTGGGTCGGCAAACGCTGAACGGAGGCTGACATGAACGACACTCTGCTCGAGACCGGCTACGAACAGTGGCAACTGGATAATCTCTGCAGCGACTGCACCGAGTCGCCCGAGGACATCCTGATCCGGCTGGAGACAGCCTTGCTGGACGGCAGCATGACCGAGGATGAGGTCCGCTGCTACCTCCAGGACCTGATGAGCTGACGCATCGAGCCCCTTCGTCAGAGGGGGCTCCGTGAGGCAGCTCGCCTCAACACCAAACCTCAATACACAGGAGTTTCACCATGATCTCGAACGCCGTCTCCTTCGCCCTGTCCCTGAACGACTCCACCACCCAGATCGCCGTGCTGAAAGGTCTGGCCAACACCGTCCTCTTCCGCGGTGTGAACGCCGAGCGCGGCGCGCTGGCTCTGGAGCGTCGCCTGGAGCGTACCGCTGGTGGCACGCTGGATCAGCGCAACCACCTCGACGAGACCTCCCGCTCGGATGAGGATCTGGACAACGACAGCGATGCCACTCGCGCACGCGAGGCCCATCGCCGGGCTGAGCAGTTCTTCGACCTGCACAAGGCCCTGGCCGGCATGACTCTGCTGAACGGCCTGTCGAGCTTCGATCGAGCTGACACGATCGACAGCACGCTGGCCCGCATGCAAAAGAACAGCCTGAAGGTTGACGAATCGGCCCTGGCGATGATCGCTGAAGCGCTGTCCGTGCCGCTGGAGCTGGTGATGGAGCACCGCACCAAGCAGCTGATGAGCGAGGCGGAGCAGCTGAAGGCTGACGCCCCCTCGATCAAAGCTGCCTACGAGGCCGCCCCTGACAAGAGTGACGCGGAGGACGTGTTCGAGGACTTCGACACGCTCACCAAGTACTCCACCTGGGTGGCCACCTACGCCAGCGTGAAACGCCAGGCCGACTACGCGGCTGAGCGCTCCATGCGCTTCATCAACCTGGACGCCCTGGCTGACGCCAAGCTGCTGAAGGCCACGGCTGAGGAGCTGTTCGAGGCCGCCAAGGTCTTCGAGGGAGCGCACTTCGAGGAGCTGATGGCGGCGCGCGACGAAGGTCGCAGCTTCCGCACGCTCGACGACGCTCGCCGCGGTCGCTGATGAGCGGGGTGGGGCCCCTCCGGGGGCTCCGCCCTGTTTTTCTGACCTTGGGAGGCACGTGGGCATCCCTTCCCTTGAAGTCGCTGGAGCCTTGAACGCCCTTGGAAGCCTCTAAAAGCCTCTAGGAGCGTTCCTGAGCCCTGGATAAGTGAATCACCCTAGCTCGACCCAAAAACGCCGCTACGGGCCTTCTGGAGGCTCCTGGAGGCATCCCCACCCAAACAGAGAGGTGCCACAGTCATGCTCGCGTCAGGTTTCATCGTTTTCTTGGGAATCTTTCTCATCTTCCTCAAGCTCCCGAGGAAAACAGCCCTGCAATGGCTCGGCAAGCCCCTTGCCTTGGACATCGCCGCCACCGCCCTGACAGCAGCGATGCACTGGGGCACCTTCTCCGGAATGATGGCCGCGGCAGTAGCTGGTCTGCTCTGCAGCGCCTTCTCAGGCATGGCTCGGTTCGCTTTCGGCTGGATCGAGTCAGGCATCTACCACCCTGGTCGAATCTTCGACCTCACACGCAGTCTGTAAAGGAAAACACACATGTACTACGACACCCTCAAAGGCAGTGGCCTCAAGGCCGTCCTCCGCTCCACCTGCGGCACCGCCATGGCCAAGTTCATTGGCAACGCCACGGTCGTCCTGGGCCAAGGCGAGCGAGCTGAACAGGCCGGGGAAGCCTTGGTCGAGCACAAGACCATGTACCACAAGGCCTACACCGAGCTGCTGAAGCACACCCCGAGCGAGTTCGACATGCCGAACACGTTCGAAGAGACCGTCGACTTCATGATCCGCGGTAAAGAGATCAAGCAGGCGGACATCGACCGACTGGTCAATGCTGGTGTCAGTGAAGACGAGGCGCGGCGTGTGTTGGGGCAAGGGTCCACCACCAACGTCAAGCTGCAAGGCTTGCGCGAACAGATCATCGAGCTGTGGGGCACCACTGAGCTTGCCGAAGAGCCTTCCCTGTCGGTCCGCGTCTACTACGACTACGCCGTGCGGGCGGCTCGCGCGCTGTCGCAGGCCCGTGAGCGTGTCATCCGGATGATCGGGCTGAAGAAGCGCGTCCCGGCGCAAGTGCTGCCCGACATCCTGGCCTCGACTACGGCGCTGATCAACTGGGCGCAGGAGTTCGAGCAGGACGAAGAGGTTCGGCAGTGGATGGAGGAGCAGGATGGGCGCGGCTACCCGGTGGAGCGGGTGGCTGATCAGTTCCCGAGCTGATCCCTGAATGAGGACGGCGTGTTTCTGCGCCGTCCTTTTCCTAAATCTCTTACAAAACGTCACTGTAGCACTTGTTACGGGGTTTCGACCTTAATGCCTTTGGTGCGAAGGCGTTTTGCAACTTTCAACATTGTGAATTTCTGTGAAACGATAGCCTTTTGTTAGGATGAGAAGAGAGTTTTCTCTCATATCTCTTTATATTTTTTTTAATACTACAAGTACTATAAGAATATACGTAGTATATAGGTTTTTAAGAAGGGTCAATGAAATCAAGGACTTACAGAGGATCCGATCTCGCAAACGTATGTAGCACCGTAGCAGACGCAAGTGCTACAAATTACGGAACGTAAGGAATAAGTGCAACACCCCTACTAGCAGTAGGGTCAAAGTCTGGACGTAGTCATTCCCTACACTCTGTAGTGCGATGTTGTACTCGAGTCCTCTACAGTGTATAGTTGTAGTCACGTGTAGCAGTTCAACTGCTACATACGCTTGTGTAGAGATTCAACCCCTCTTTTAAGGAGAAACATGTGACCCCTACACCTTTCGAGGAAGCCCTGGCAAACGCACTGCTGCGGGAAAAGCTGGGCAAACGAGCTGTCATGAGCAGCTTTCAACAGACCAAGTTTCACAAGCTGCCCCCCGGCAAGAAGCTCGCCCTGGCTTGGCGACTCGAAGCTGCTCACCGTGTCCAAGCGGGCAGACAACCCCTGACCGACTTCATCGTCACACGTCTGTCGGACCGCTTACCCGCAGACTCAGTTGGTCTGGCAGAAGGGATCATCTACTACACCTTCTGCCACCCCAATCGGCAGGTCAAGAAGGCCAAGGACGAGCGTGTCCAGATCGACATCCTGCCGATCCTTTGGCACCTGCCCGGACCGCTGTGCAACGTCCTGGCCTCTGAAATCATGACCAAACCCGGCTTCGACGAAGAAGACCTGGCTGTCTGGCTGGGCAAGCATGGCATCGATCTGAGCAAAACCTTGCCTGACCTGAAGCACATGCGAATGGCTCCGGCCAAAGCCTGATAATCCCCGGATTATTAATTGGATTAATAATTCGATTAATAATTCGGGGGCCCCATGCAATTCTCAGTACCCAGTACTGAGTTCAAAGTACATGGGGCGTCCGCCCCCACCACGCCTGACAATCCCACGAGACACCGCCATGACCATCGAAGACCTGGACCTGTACGATCACTACCCACGCCTGAAGGCAGCCAAAGCCATGGACCACCGCATGCACGACTTCCCTGAGACGCCCGCCCCGAAGCCGGCGCCGGCTGTGCCCACCGAGACGCCCACGCCGGGGGAGGCGAGGAGCGTTGAGGCCCTGCGGGCGGTTGTGACGACGCTGGCGCAGGCGCTGACGGCCTCGGCGGGCGCGGGGCCGGCCTCCACCATGGCCTACCGCGTGGAGCGGCGCCGGTTGATCGACGCGGCTGTGTCAATGTTGCAGGTGCTGAGGGGGCAGTCGTGAGCGCCACGCCGGAGATCCTCAACGACCTGATCGGGGGCTTGATCTACGCGCGCTGCGGCTGGGGGAACTGGGCCAAGCGAGGCAAAGCGGCAGGGCTGCCCGGGTGGCCGCAGACGTTCGAGACGGCGGGCGCGCTGGCGAGGCTGCCCTCGTACAAGGAGACGGTGCCGCTGAGCGAGAGCGAGGTCAAGGCGAGGATGCACAGCCTGCTCAAGCGCCGCGGTGACTGCGGTTGGTCGGGCCTCATGGAGCTGATACTGAGCGGCCGGGCGCGCAGCGGTGTGTACTGGCTCGTCGAGAAGCGCGATCAGTGGCCTGCAGCCATGGCCACATGGCCCGAGGAGCGCATACGCACCCTGACCTTCGCGCTGCGCATGGATGATCAGCTGTTGCTGCCCGACGCGGTCGCCCTCTTCGAGACAGCCGAGACGCGCGCAGAGCTCACGCTCGCGCGCTGGCTGACCGGGCGCACATGGGCCAAGGGCGCGCGCGTGGTCGAGGTGATGGAGGCGGCGCAGCTGAGCCTCGCCGAGAGCCCCAGGCACACCTCACAGCTGTGGCGGCAGCTCGTCAAGGACCAGCGCACGTGGCTGACCAAGAGCCTGATCGAGGTCATCGACGGTGAGTATCCGCGGAGCTTGTGGAAATGGTTCAACGTCCTGGACTTCATGCGCGTAACCCACGCACCTAGAACCTAGCACTTGGTACTGAGTACGGAGTACATGATGAGCAAGCACCAGATGTACGACTTCCCCGACACGCCTGCGGGCGCGAGCGCATCGCACGACATCGTGCTCGAGACAGTGATCGAGGGCCTGCAGCGTGTGCTGCGGCACGAGCACACGCCCGAGCAGCAGCGGCTGATCCTGCGCAACGCAGCGATGCTGCTGACTGACCTCGGCCTGGAGAACGGCCATGAACTCGGGTAAGAGCTGGCTCTGCGCGGAGCTCATGCGCACCAAGAGCGGGTATAGCGACTGGGCGGCGGACACCAAGACGATCTGGCCGCAATGGTCGTGGGAGCGCCTCGGGGCGCTTGCCATGACGAGCGACCCCAAGGGCGACAAGAAGCGCAGCCTCGACGAGCTGATACGCCTGTCTGACAAGCGCCTGGCTGACGCGGGCGACCGCGGCTGGGGCGCGCTCTGCGCCACGCTCGACGATGCCGCCGCCACGTGGCTCGCCGTGGGCGAGGACTCGCACCCCATCCACATGCGGCAGTGGCCCGAGCAGACGGTGCGGGCCATGACCATGATCATGCAGCTGCAGGGTGAGCATGCGTGGTTCGGCGATGTGGTGGACGCCTTCGAGACGCTGTGGTGTCATGACGACCAGGAGCTGGCGCGCTGGCTGACCGGTCGGCCGTGGTCGCGTGGCGACCGCGTGGCTCAGGTGCTGTTCGAGGCTGGGCTGACGGGCGAGCGCCCCCACGAGCTGTGGCGCCTGCTGCAGAAGGTCAAGCGCCACCGCGACGCACGCCACCGCTTGACCCAGGAGCATGTCGACTACTTGATGAAGCGGAGGATGAAGGAATGGTACAAGTCGTTGCGGATGCTGCGCAGCTACGGGACGCTACGAGCGGACTGATCCCGCCTGAGTGGAGCAGCTGCCTGCCGGTGCGGGCCAAGGTCGACGAGGTGTCCATCTTCGCCGCCATCGGCGGCTACTACGAGGTCATCGGCGCCACGAGCTGTGGCTACGTCGATGCCACACCTGACAACCGCGACGCAGTCATCGGCGAGATCGCTGTGCGCCTCGGTGTCAAGCCGTGGCAGATGGGCCACTTCCGCCACCTCTACACCAACAGGGTGGAGACCGAGGAGCTGATCAACCTGCGCGTGCTCACCCGGCTGGGCGCGGTGCGCAACGAAGAGGACCTGCTGGCATGGAGTCTAAAGAGCGATGGGGTCGGTGGGGACCCTACATGAGTCCGCGCATCGCGGCGGACGACGGCATGGCGAAGACCTTCATCGCCACGTTCCGCCTCGATGGCCCGTACCGTGACATCGTCCATCCTGACCTCCGGTCTCTCACCCACAACCCGGTGTCCTTGATCGGCAAGGACCCCTACATTGTCGCCATGCGGCTGGAGCAAGGGAGGTTTTGATATGACAGAGACGGAGCTGCTGCATGACCTGCTCTACTTCCGCGTGAAGGACTACGAGGTCCAGAAGCGGCGGGATCCGGGGAACTTCGTCGTGCCGCACGGCCGCACGACCGTGGAGTTCCTGGGCGCCATCGCCCGGGTGACCCGGCGCAAGCAGACCGTTCGCGATGTCTACGACCAGGCCGAGTTCATCTTGCGCTGCTATGGCGACCGCGGCTGGTCGCAGTTCATCGTGGACCCCGAGTTCGGGGCGTTCTTTCAGACCCAGTTCTACTGGCCCTTCTACCTGGACCAGTGGACTGAGCAGGACATCGCTGAAACCATCAAGCTGGCCAAGCTCGAGGGCATGACGGCGGAGCCGCACAACTACTTCCGCATGTCGGACAAGGCGTTCAACGACGACGAGCGCCGGGTGCTGGGGTGGCTGGGCTCGAGCGAGAAGTCGATGAAGCTCTACGCGCTGGCCAACTGGTGGCGAGGCAACAAGGTGCCGTTCAGCGTCCAGAACGCGAACCACTTCCTGTACGCATGGAACACGCTTATGAGCTTCCCTGAGAAGACGGACCCAGACGTGTTCAGGACGATCAGTCACCTCGACATCGAAGGGCTGCAGGACTATCGCATGTCGCTCATCAACGGCAGCCGGAGGACTCTGGCTGGCAACTAGGAGAAGTCCCAATGGCTGTGACCCAGGAGATGCTCGAGAAGCTGCTGGTCTGCGTGCGTGAACCGGAGCGGACGCTGGCGACCAAGGAGTTCAAGACCTACCCCAACAGGTGGGCGGGCATCATCCTGGCGTGGTCGATGTCCGACTATCCCATCGAGTACCAGCACTTCCGCAGGCTCTGCAGCTCGAACTTCTTCGAGCGACGCCCGAGCGACGAGGACTTCTGCGAGATCCTCGCTCGCGCCATGGCACTTGACGCCAACTTCACCTCCATCAGCAATCTGGCCAAATCCGGCGCCGGTCTCAATGACGACCGCGTCCGGTATACCCTCGGCCTGCTCAAATTGCAGGCATTTCCCACCCGCTCGCACCTGAAGCGCTTCATGGAGAAGGAGCATGAGCATCAACTTGCTGAGGCGCGCGCTCTACTACATGACGCGCGAGTCCCAACAGCACGCCATGAAGATGGCAGAAGCGCTGACCGAGGGTGAGCAGATCTGCATCGCGCTCAAGGCATTGCTCAGTCTGTCACCCGTCGGCATCGGGACGCTCCGCACTTGGATCGCTGATGGCACCTCGGTGTCCTGGGGGTACGAACGTCTGTATCAGCACTTCAAGGACGATCCGATCTTCGAGTTGGCCGCTTTCTTCTCGTGGCTTGTGAGGAAAGGCGTCGACCCGGATGATTTTCTTGCAAGTTGCCGGTTGCTCGGCATCACAGAGTGCAAGTACGCCTCTCCGCACTTGAAGGACTTGCCGGACAACCCTGTGCTACTATCCCGACCCCAAGACTGACGAACATGCTCACTCGAAAACAGATGAACCTGCTCTTACAGCAGGCCATCCACTCCGCGGCCTACGACTTCTGGCTGATGAAGAAGGAAGGAGCGACGTGGCAGGAGGAACGACACGCTCGCCTCGTGCTGGCGGCCTTCCAGAAGCCGGTCCATGTCTGGTCCACGGTGTTTCGAGAGCTGGTCGCCAAGTACCAGAAGGGCCCGACCCCGCGGGACACCCGGCTCATGCCCACGCTCGAGCTGCTCTGGGACTCGCTCCAGGGCGGCAAGGTGAGCGTCTTCCGGTCACGGCAGGCTGTCCGCATCCTGATGGACCAGCCGCCGAGCCTGCATGCCGACATGTGCAAGCTGGCCAAGCTAGCAAACCTCAACATCGTTCAGGTGGCAGACAAATGCTCCGACTTCGCATTAACACAGCTCTCATCCGCCAGCTCCGACTTGAAACAGGTCTGTCGAGGGTCAAGGCAGTCGAGCAATCAGGTATCCGTTATGAGACCCTGAAGAAGCTCGAGGAGGAGCGCGAGTACCAAGCTACGCTCAATACCCTCACCCGCATCGCGCATTTCTACAAGGTCGAGCCCATCGACCTTCTGATCCAACACGAGGACTGACATGCACATCTGGACCGTCGCTGCCTCTGACGGCACGCCCTTCGCCAAGAAGTACTGGCTCTCCCCGACGGGCAGCCTGAAGAACGAGCAGTATCCGCACGTGCTCCAGATGAGCAGCCAGAAGCACACCGTCAACACCTTGGCGGACCTGCATGGTCTGGTCACGTCCGTCGCCACCCAGGGCGCCGCCCTGGTCAAAGGTGAGCTGCTGCGTGATCTCGTGGACGAGAAGCGCGCCGGTGCCACCTCTCCCTCCACCCTCACGCAGTGGGTCTGTCTGGACTTCGACGGGTTTCTCGTTCAGGGCCAGACCCCCACCGTCGATCAGGCGCTGCAGCTGCTGGGCCTGGGCGATGTCTCCTACGTCCTCCAGTACAGCTCGAGCGCCAGCCTGCCGCAGTGCCCCGGCCTGCGCTGTCACGTGTTCATGCTGCTGGAGGGGGCCATCACCCCGTCGCAGCTGAAGGTCTGGCTCGAGCACTGCAACTACTCGGTGCCCGAGCTGGCCAACGACCTGGAGCTGGCCGGCAGCCGTGTGGCCTTGCGCTACCCGCTGGACATCACCACCTGCCAGAACGACAAGCTCCTCTACGTGGCGCCGCCGGTCCTGGCCTCCGGCCTGACCGACCCGTACCCGGGCGCGGCCCGCGTGCAGCTGGTCACCCGCCCGCTGGACTGCATCCCGCTCTCCCGCGTGCTGGCTGACGCACAGCTGGTCATGGAGACCCGGCGCAAGACGATCGACGAGCTGCGCAAGAAGCTGGGCTTCGGCAAGGTGAAGGGGACCATCCAGTATCTGCCCTCCGGGGACGAGATGCTGACTGGCATCCCCGCGGGTACCATGACCATCACCGGGCTGAAGTCCGAGCGCGGCTTCACCTACATGAACCTGAACGGCGGCGACAGCTGGGGGTACTTCCACCCGGACGACGACTTCAAGTTCCTCTACAACTTCAAGGGTGAGCCGGTCTACTCCATCAAGGACGCGCTGCCCTCCTACTACGCCGAGAAGCAGGCGCAGCTGGAGCAGGCCACGATCGAGATGGGCGAGCCCGTTCCCTTCGTGGTCGCTGATGGCGCCGGCAAGTATGTCTACGGCCGCTACCACCCGGACATCGGCGTGGTCGGCCAGTGGAACACCGCCACGTCGCTTCGGATGGTTGAGGACTACTTCACCGCTCTGGAGGTGGATCCGCCCGAGGTCATCCGAACCTGCCGGCCGGTCTACGACCCGACCACCCACTCGGTCATCGACTACGAGGCTGAGACGCTGAACAAGTTCGTGCCCTCACCTTTCATGAAAATGACGGGCACGGAGACGCGGACTCATCAGGAAGGAGCCCAGTACCTAGTACAGAGTACCTCGTTGCAGTGGATCGGTCGGCTGATCAAGCACGCCATGTCGGACGACCAGACCGCCATCGAGTACTTCCTGAACTGGGTGGCGCACATCTTCAAGAACCGAACCAAGGCGGGCACCGCCTGGATCTTGACGGGTGTGCAGGGCTCCGGGAAGACGGTGCTCTACGAGCAGGTGCTGAAGCCCCTGCTCGGTGAGCAGAACGCGCTGCTCCTGTCGCTTGAGACGTTGGCCGAGAAGTTCAACTCCTACCAGTCGGAGAGTCTGCTGGTGGTGGTGGACGAGGTGAACGTGCGAGAACACAAGGGCAGGGACCAGCTGAACAACAAGCTGAAGATGCTCGTGACGGGCGACACCGCGCCCGTGCGCTCCATGCGCAAGGAGGCGGTGCAGTCCCGCAGCTGGAACAGCTTCATCCTCATCTCCAACTCGAAATACCCGATCGATGTCGAGCAGGGTGACCGGCGCTACAACATCCCGGCCTACCAGGCGACCAAGCTGGATCCCAGCTGGGTCGACACGAAGGCGATTGCAGCAGAGCTGCAGGCCTTCGCCAACCTGCTCATCTCGATCAAGGTGGACGAGGATCGGGTCCGCTTCCCGATGGCGTCGGCACAGAAGGCGAGCGCGCAGCAGGTCAGCTTGACCGACCGCGAGCGCGTGGCCGACGTGCTGAAGTCGGGCGACCTGATGCCGCTGGCCAAGCTCATGCCCAACGCTGATGAGTCGTTGGACATGTTCGACCTGCAGCGGCTGAAGCTGGCAGCGCACATCTTCAAGCGGGTCTGTCTCGACGAGATCTCGTCGGACAAGATCAGCACCAACGAGATCCGAGTGCTGTACGAGTACCTGCTCGGCAAGCAGATGGCCAGCGAGTTCAAGCGCGTGGCCTGGCTCGACGAGATGGGCCTGGAGGTCAAGAACGTGCGCATCGGCGACAAGGTGGTGCGCGGCTTGACGATCCCTTCCAAAACCCTGACTCCTGAGCAGAAGGATGAGGTCAGGGATCTGATCAAGGACTTCCTGTGAAGCAACTTCTCATCTCCTGCGCAGCCGAGTTGATTCGGCTGCGAACCACCAATCATCAACTGTTGGAGGCGATCAGTGTCGCGCTTCAAGACCAGCACGTCGCGGTACCCGAAGTTCCAGTGGCGGACCAGCCCGCACACCGTGATGAAGTACATCAAGGCGTTGCGTTCCTCATCGATCCTCGATGAACACGTGCTTGGCATCAACCCGGCTCTGCTGATCCACCGCGAGGTGTTCGCAGACGAGCTGGAGCGGCAGTATCGCCACAACACGAAAGGCAACGAGCTGACGGTGGCTGTCTACACCGACGGCGTTGACGCTCCGCAAGGAGCACCCCACCCCGGCGTCATCATTCGACGCCAAGTCCACGAGGAAATTTCCCATGAGTGATACTTCCACCGGCGCCTTCCTGAAACAGGAATTCGAGCGCAAGCCCATCGACGAGCTGCTGCAGCTGCTGTACCGCGCCAACGAAGTCAACAACGACGAGGTGTTCGACCTCGTGCAGGACATCCTGCTGGAGCGCGGCGGCAAGGCGGTGAAGACCAAGGTCGCCGCGAAGTACCTGACCGATCTGGCGGCCGAGATCGCTGACTTCCCGGTCGAGGAGTGATCATGGCAGCCGCTTCAATCAACCTGCAGCGGCTGCTCCAGGAGGCCTTCGAGGCCTCCTCCATCGAGCAGTTGCTGCGCGACCTCGCTGTCGCTGAAGGCAACGTCGACCCCACCGAGTTCGTCATCAATGAGCTGCTGCGACGCGGAAACCAGCTGCTGTACGAAGAGCAGCGCGGGAAGTTCTGGAACAAATCCCTCGACGACATCCGAGAGGCCCGAAATGCCGCTGTATCTCCGGCACAGTGGCGGGCACTGCAGCGTGTTCTCGAGGAGCGAGAGCGGGGCGAGCTGGGTCAGGCTGATCGAGGACCTGACGCACGTCCTGCTGATGCTGGCCGCGGCCGGCCTGAGTGTCCTGTTCATGACGAGGATTACTGAATGGCTATCGTGAAAGTGAAATCGGGGCTGGTCACGCTGCCCCAGCAGTCGTCGGCCGGCGCCGCCGGCTACGACATCTTCGCTTCAAGCGAAGCGACCATCCCGCCGCGTGGGGCTGCTGTGATCTCGACGGGGCTGCACGTGCAGATCCCGTCGCACACGGTGCTGCTGGTGTACAGCCGCAGTGGCCATGGCTTCAATCATGGCATCCGGCTGGCCAACTGCACCGGGGTGATCGACTCAGACTACCGCGGCGAGATCCTGGTGAAGCTGCAGAACGACACGGACAAGCTGTTCCATGTCGGGGTCGGCGACAAGGTGGCGCAGGCCATCCTGATGCCGTTCTTCCGGATGGACTTCGAGACCGTGGACGAACTGGATGAAACCGACCGGGGCACCGACGGGTTCGGGAGTACTGGAAAATGAAAGCAACGGACTGGGTATGGGTAGCGATCGCTGTCGGCGTGATGCTGCTGGGGACGCAAGGGGCGTTCGCTCATGGCTGCGAAGGCGACTTCGCATGCGCGCAGAACCCGCAGCATCAGTGGCAGCAAGAGCAACAGCAACAGACGCAAGGGCAGGCGGCTACGGGCGGGGCAGCTTCGGTGACGAACGCATCGCGCAGCTGGTCCGTGAGGCCTGTGCAGCCGGTCGTGCCGCCTGCGATCACGCCGAGCGCCACCGTGAGCCGGTATGCGGACACGGAGTGTCAGCCGAGGATGAAGATCGTTCGCCGGAGCGTGAATGGTCTGAATAACCGGCCGATGGGCGCTCAGGAGTTCGAGGCCGGCACGGACATGTACGTCGTCTCTGACGAGGAGATGCCGTACAAGCGCGTCGAGCTGGCACCCGGCCTGGTCCGCTTCTTCGGCCACCGCATGACCGAGACCACAGCCGTGACCACTGTGTCCACCGGCTGGGGCTTCGGGATCGGCGGCAATGGCAGCAACGGAGCCGGTGGCAGCCTCGGCGCCGGTGCCAGTGGCGGGCTGCAACGCCTGATCACCACGATCCGGCTGATGGACTGCGTCGCGTATGAGCTGGATACGCGCACGCCGCCCAAGCCGGAGGTGGTGGAGAAGGTCAAATGGCGCACCCGGACGGTCGAGAAAGTCGTCCCGGTGCTCCCCTGCATGACGTGCATGGAGAAAAAATGAACTCGAGAGCAATCGACCAAATGGTCGCCGACCAGATGCGGGCGGCGAACCTGGCCTCGGCGGTGTACTGCACCTCCTCGCGCCGCAAGATCCACGAGGCTGCACAGGACAAGGTGATCGCAGATCTGCGGCGCCGCGTCGCAGCCCTCGAGGACCACATCAGCAAGCTGGGTGAGGTGCTGATCGACATCGACACGAACCTGGACGTGATCATCAATGGCAAATCGTAAGCTGCTGGACAGGCTGTACAAGTCCCTCGAAGAAGTTCCTGACGGCGCTGATGTCACCGCGGTGGTCGGACTGATCGCCTACAAGGGCGAGCAGGATGATCAACTGCCCACGGTGCAGGCCTACGGCGGCCGCGCGCACGATATCGCGTGCGTGGTCGCTGACCTCATCGCCTCGCTGAGCGTCGAGCTGCCTGAGTTTAATCAGCAGCTGGCTCACTACCTCGAGCAGCACGCCGAAGCCGCTCAGGCCGAGTCCTCCAACCCTCACACGCTTCACTGATGAAACCACGCAAGTACGGGGTCTCTGATGCACTGCAGTGCCGCCCCACTCACTGGTGTGCAAGCTGGGTCGAAGCCCTGTGCTTGCGTGTCTCTCTGAATCAAGCAGCATCCACGTTCCGGTACTTCATCGTCCCTGGACCGGACCTCAAATCACTCAATAGGAAGGCATGACCATGCGTCCCCAACAAGCCGCGAAAGCCCTGGAACTCCTCATCAACGCCAAACAACCCGTCATGCTGCATGGCAGCCCGGGTGTCGGCAAATCCCAGATCGTGAAGCAAGTGGCCAAGAAGCTGGGCCTGGAGCTGATCGACCTGCGTCTTTCGCAGCTGGACAGCGCTGACCTGCGCGGCATCCCCCTGGTGACCGGCACGGCTGCCTCCAAATCCCGCAAGACTGACTGGGCCACGCCCAAGTTCCTGCCCACCGAAGGTAAGGGCATCCTGTTCCTCGACGAGATCAACTCCGCGGCTCAAGCCACGCAGGCTGCCGCCTACCAGCTGGTGCTGGATCGCAAGCTGGGCGACTACGAGCTGCCGGAAGGCTGGGTGGTGGTCGCCGCCGGCAACCGAATGCAGGACCGCGCGATCGTGAACCAGATGTCGAGCGCACTGAAGAACCGCTTCAGCCACATCGACTTCGAGGTCCACTTCGAGGACTGGATCGACTGGGCCTTCGGCGCCAACATCGATGATACGATCATCGCCTTCCTGCGCTTCCGCAAGAACTTCCTGAACGAGTCCGAGTCCCACTCGGGCACGACGAAAGAAGAGAAGCAGCGTCTGCAGAACCTGAAGGACGCCAAGGCCTTCGCCACGCCGCGCAGCTGGGAGTTCTTCGACCGCATCCTGAAGCAGGAGCCGGACGAAGAGCTGCTGCCGATGCTGGCCGCCGGTACGGTGGGTGACGCCGCCTCGGTCGAGTACATGGCCTTCAAGAACCTGTACCGTGACCTGCCCACGGCTGAGGAGATTCTCGAGAAGCCCGAGGAGACCCGCCTGCCGAAGCAGCCGAGCGCCAATTACGCCGTGACGACCATGCTGGCGCGCCACACGACGGTGAAGAACTGGCAGCAGGCTATGAAGTACATCGAGCGACTGCCGGGTGAGTACCAGGTGCTGTTCGCCCGCGACATCGTCCGCAACCCGGCCAACAGCAATCTCTGCTTCCAGCCGGAGTTCATGACATGGGTGCGCGAAAGCAAGCTGATCTGACCCCCGAGCAGTACGTGGTGACTGACTCGCTCTACGATCTCCAGATCGAGCACTGGAGGGACATCTCCCTGGAGTCACGCGAAGCAGCAGCGCGTGCCTGCTACCCCGCCGTGATCGTCGAGCAGATCGAGCAGCTCCCTGCGGAGCTGCGCGAGAACATGACGGGGTCCGTCATGGTAGGCGGCGAGACGCCGCGCTACCTGCGGATCCCTGGCTGGCCGGAACTGTACGACCACCCGCGGCTCTCCGTCTTCCAGACACCTGACGAGATCCACAAAGCCTTGGCCGTCTGCAACGACTACATCAAGGCTGGCAACCATTACCGCGTCCACCGCGATTTGGAGCATGTATGGAAGATCTTAAGCGGTTCGGCGCGCAGGTCTCTGCGCGCTCGCCTGGAGCAGAGGATTTCCTCCGACGATTCATCGCCCTCGTGGTAGAGCGTTGGCTCTGGGATCTGGACAACGTCACTCAGCTCTGCGTCGCAACCCTCCCCCCGGAGAGGGGGTCGGCTTTGGCGAAATTCATCTGGCATGCCGCGGAGAAAGACATACGCTTCGCTTCCTGCCGCCAGAAAACACGCTTCGGCCCCCTCAATTTTTTCTGGGGGCTGCCTGCCTACGTGCCGCCGAGCACTCTGCCCGGCACGGTTGACTACAACCGCCTGCCCAAGGATCTGCGCACCCGGATCGAATCGGTGCTGCACCTCGTTTCGGATCTGCCGATCCCCATCGAGAGCCGGGGGATCTTCACCAGCACCCGCTTTGACGACCCCTGGGACAAGGACCTGCCGCCCAGCTTCAGCCAATGGCGTGCCCGCCTCAGTTTCATCGGAGATCAGCTGTGACCCTGCACGAGTTCATGCGTGAGCTGGAAGTTTCCCCCTGGTTCCAGGAGCGCCTCCAGGCAGGTCTGCTGGCGGCCGTCCATGAGCTGGTACCGGCCGGGGCCATCGAGGCCTGGCACAACCGCCCGGCGGGCGTCTCCGAGCACCGGCCTCGCCGTATCGAGCTGCGCTACGGTCAGTACCGGCTGTACACGAAGACCCCCGAGCTGCCCATGCCGATGGTGCCGGCAGAGTTCAACGTCGACTTCCTGCCGATGCACCGCTTGAAGAGCGAGCAAGCTCGCGCCTTCGTGATGGACATGCGGGCCATGGCTCAGCTCTACGTCTGGCAGCAGGGCTTCCTCGTCGGCGATGCCTACTGCACTCACTTCGCTCCCGAATCAGTAGAAGCCCTGCTCAACGAGGACGCCTCTCATGACCCCATACTCGCTCATTCGCAAGGCCTCGCAAAGCTCTGGCGTCTTGCCTCGACCGTCTCAGAACCTAGTACGGAGTACGCAGGAGTCCCTTTTTAGGGAGATCCGGTGGGCCTGTGCTGACACGCCGCTCGCGGCAGCGATCCTCGAGCGAAGCCATGCCGTACCGGAAGAGTACTCCGACTGGCTGCCTGTCTGGACGAAGATGACGGTCACAGTCGACGGGGCCACCTTCAAGTACGACCAGCCGGGCTGCAGCTTCTACAACGAGATCGGAGAAGAGGATCTGCTCGAGCTGGCTCAGGTGGCTGATGGCTGGAAGGTGTTTCAGGCCGCTGCCAAGATCCGCAAAGGGATCGTGTTCGTGAACCAGCAGAAGGACCACTTCACCTACGAGCACATCCTTGAGCACTGGGGATGGATGGCTGAGAGCGACATCCCTTGCATTAAACGAATCCTCAACACGAACAGCAGGACTGAATCATGAAACTCGAAATCATCAACGGCAAGATCCGCGTCACCCCCGCCTTCGTCATGCACCGCTCGGAAGAGCGCCTGTACGAGATCAAGAAGCTGCGTCACCGCGCTGTGCAGTCGCGTCTGAAGGAGGCGATGCAGGAGGTCAACCTGATCGGCTGGCCCAAGTATCGGGACCAGGCCGCTGCGCTGAAGAAGGATCCGGAGTGCCTGTTCCTGGCCCAGATGGGCTCGCAGGCGTTCAATCGGCTGGCCGAGCTGCGGGCGGTGGCGCGCAAGCACTGGCCGAAGAACGATGCGTTCCTGCTGCTCTCCATCGAGGACTACAGTCTGCTGACGGGGCGCTCGCAGTATGGCTACTGAGAAGCACGACGCCTGGATGGCGGCGCAGATCCGGGCGTGTGACCGTGTCATGTCGGCGTATCGGGGTGACCCGGAGAGCGAGGAGTACCGCTTCGCCCGGGGCACCTACGATCTGCTGATCAGCGCGAGCACTCACCTCTGCGTGTCTACGCTGAACCGCATCTCCGACGGCACGCAGACAGAGCTGGAAGGGCTCGGCAAGTACGAGCCCCTGCTGGACAACCTACGCATGGTGAGATTGATGCAATGAAACTCGACGACGACCTCATCGACCACTTCCGCGATCAGATCGTGATGTGGCACAACGAAGAGCACCCGGACAGGCAGGTCTTGCGGGACAACCTGTTCGGGGCCGAACAAGAGTACGTGCCGTGCGACTACCTGGGCCACATCATGGCTTACCCCCGGGACAAGGCGCCCGGGCGGATCATGTTCCGCGGCAAGCGACAGACGTACCTGCGCCGCACAGCGTTCCTCGCAGATGTGGCCGTCACGCTTCAGGCCAACGGGCGCCCGGACTTCAGCTGGATGACCCGCAGGCAGATCGTTTTCTTCCACCTCCTGCGGAGACACTATGACCGAACCGGTTCTCTTATCTGAGCTGAACCGCATCGACCAGTGGCTGGCCACAGCCAAGCTGCCAGACGCGAAGCGGATGGCGTTGCAAGCCGCGGTGCGCAATTTGCGCATGCACGGCCCGGCGTTAAAGGATAAGCTGACCTGGTACACCGAGTGGGAACCGGCTCATCGGGCGTACATCAAGACGGACGCCGGCACCACGAGTCTGATGCTGCTGGCGCAAGCCACCATCCTCGAGTACAAGTCCCACTGGAGCAAGTGATGCTGCTACTCCCTTCACAGCTTACCGTCATCCCTTGGCACTACTTCACGGTGCGTATCATTTCAAAATGGAATGAGATGTATCCGGATCTGCGGCTCGTACCGAACGTGCATGAGTACAAGGCGTCCGCCACGGAGTTTGTGGCGGTGGGCGTCAGCTACGATGAGTTCAACCGGATGGTGGTCTGGGGCCTGCGTGACGACTGCGAGGCAGGCTTCGAGGAAGAGTGTCGGAAGAGGGCGAAGGAAGAGCAGTGGATCCAGGCCTCGCGGGTGATCACTGAAGAGGACTACCCTGTCTTTCAAGCAGCCAAGGACTTCCTGCAGTTCGCCCGCTATCAAGACGTGACCCGCTGGCTGCGCGACAGGCGGTCGCTCGAGCGCAGCAAGTCCGAATCGGCAGCAGAGCTTCGCAAACTGCTGCCAGATCTCGAGTTCCGAGAATCCATCCTAAACATGCTCAAATGAATATCGAATCGATTTCAGAAGCCCGGGCGATCGTCCGAGAGTTCCACACGATGCGCAACATCGTCGAGTGGAACCGCATGTTCCCCCACATGCAGGTCAAGGAGGCGAAGAAGCCTCGAGCTGGGGTGTCTCATTTCGAGCTGAAGGCTCATGACCCCAAGAGCGTCGTTCCCCGGACCTATTTCGTCACGCCGCTCGAGGGCGTGACGATCGATAAGGCTCTGTTCGATGAAGCTTGCCAGAGCACCCAATGGAAGCGAGTCTCGCTGCCACTCGGTCTCGAGGATGGCGAGGTAATCGACGGGCTGCGGGATCTGGCAATCTGTTGTCGAACTTCGGATCTGGAAAGATGGTTCACCAAACCCCTCGCTCTGAAGAAGAGCAAATCACCCTACGCGGCAAAATTGCGGGACTTGTTGCCGCGTGTCAGACATATGGCGAGCTGCCTCTCCCTTCTGCGCTGAACGGCATCGCGTATCAGCTCCTCGAACAGGCCATCAACGCTGAGTGGGTGCAGTCAGGGCGCCCACCGCTGACGTTCGGCATGAGCATCGCGTACCTGATCAGAGTGTACATCGTGATCCCAGGGCGTGAGGAGCCGGTGGAGCAGATCATGTACCTGGATGAGCCTGCTCAGGGGAACATGCTCTTCACCTCCACGCGGGTCGTCGAAGCCTGGCGCTTCTATCGCAAGGCTCGGGCGCTCTGCACCTTCTGGATGGCCAGCTCGCAGGACAACAAGCGGCGTATCCTGGCCTGGTCCAAGGAGCCGCAGCGGTTCTTCCGCGCCAAGTCGTACATGGCTCCGCGCTTCATCGATGCCTGGTACGACTACATCCCGTACATCCCAATCCTCAAACTCATGAAGGCCTGATATGGCAACCACCATCACCCCCGCAACTAAAGCCATGACCTGGATGCTGCTGAACTCGCAGCCCTTCTTCGCCTCGCTGGTCATGCGCATGGAAGTCCGCGAAGCTACCGACAGGGACCCCGAGTGCCCTGTCGCCTACACGGACGGCGCCCGGATCATCTACAACTCCGAGGTCTTCGCTGCCATGCCGGAGTCGGAGCGCGCCGGGGTGCTGGCCCACGAGGTGCTGCACTGCGCATTGCTGCACCACCTGCGCCGCGAGGGGCGTGACCCCGAGCGCTGGAACATCGCCACGGACTACGCCATCAACATCGTCCTGCATGACGCCGGCATGAAGCTGCCGCAAGGCAGCCTGCTCGATGCCCAGTACCGCGGCATGACTGCCGAGGAGATCTACAACAAGCTGCCTGAGCAGCCCTCCGATCAGCAGAAGCAGAAGTCCGCTGCCACCGGCACGGTGGGTGATGGTGAGAACGCCAACGGTACTGAGGGCGACAAGGACGCCGAGGAGCGCCGCTGGCAGCAGACGCTGGCGGAGGCTGCCCAGGCTGCCAAGATGTCCGGGCACCTGCCGTCCTCGCTCGAGATCTTCATCGACGGTCAGCTGGCTCCGAAGGTGCGCTGGGCTGAGGCGCTCTCGCGCTTCATGACCGAGCGCTCGCCCGACGACTACAGCTGGCAGCGCCCCAATCGCCGCTTCATCGGCGGAGGACTCTTCATGCCGTCACGCCAAAGCAACGACACCCTCGGCGAGATCGTGGTCGCCATCGACACCTCCGGCTCGATGACGCAGGAGCTGCTCGAGCGCGTGGCCGCCGAGCTGAACGACATCAAGCAGGCTGCCCGCCCGACCAAGCTGCATGTGGTCTACTGCGACAGCGACATCCAGCATGTCGACACGTTCGGCCTGCACGATGACATCGAACTGGCGCTGCGCGGCGGTGGCGGCACGTCCTTCCAGCCGGTGTTCGACTGGATCGAGGAGAACGAGATCAACCCGCGCTGCCTGGTGTATTTCACCGACGGCTACGCTGATTTCCCCGAACAACCGCACTCGTACCCCGTCATGTGGGCTATCATCGACTCCTCCCAAACGCCGCCCTGGGGCGAGATCCTCCACATCGACGCATGATCTACAACGAGTCCCTCGCCTACTTCATCCTCGACAAGAAGCGGTGGGAGAAGCTCCCGGCCGACCGCGTGCTCACGTGCGGCCGGGTCAAGTTCAGCGCGCGGCGCCACCTCGTCACGGAGCGGTGGGCGACGAAGCGTGAAGCGCTGCAGCGCATGTACCCAGGCAGTGTCTTAGTACTCGAAACTCGGTACAAAGACACCTGGCATTACCAGGCCATCAAGGAGCAGAAGTGAAACCTCCCATCACCACGTGGAGCTACTCGCGGCTGGTGCAGTTCGAGAGCTGCAAGCTGAAAGCGAAGCTCATGTTCGGCGACAAGATTCCCCAGCCTGAACCCGAGCGGCAGCCGGGAGAGCTGGAGACGAAGCTCGAGCGCGGCATCCGCCTGCACTCCGCCGCGGAGAAGTTCGTGAAGGGGGAGGTGGAGCTGGTTGAAGAGCTGAAGCCCTTCAAGAAGGAGCTGACGCCGCTGAAGGCCCTCTTCAAGAAGGGCAAGGTGAAGGTGGAGGATGAGTGGGCCATGAACGCCGAGTGGAAGCCGGTGGCGTGGACCTCATCCGACAGCTGGCTGCGCCTGAAGTGCGACGCCTTTGCCCAGATCACTGACGACCACGTCCTGGTCATCGACTACAAGACGGGGCGCAAGTGGGGCAACGAGATCAAGCACGGTGAGCAGCTCATGCTCTACGCCATCGTCGTCATGATGCGGCAGCCTGCCGTGCAGAAGGTCACGTGCGAGATCTGGTACCTCGACAATGGCGAGGTCGTGAGCCGCGAGTTCAAGCGCGAGCAGCTCGACGAGCTGAAGGCCAAGTTCAACGCCCGGGCGCTGGACCTGACCACCTGCACCGACTTCCCTGCCAACCCCAACATGTTCTCCTGCAAATACTGCCCGTATGGCCCGCGCGGCACCGGGCACTGTGACAAAGGTGTCTGAATGACGTTCCCGCTGTTCGACCATCAGAAGAAGTCCGTCGACTTCATGCGCACCCACGAGCGCGTGCTGGATGCCAGTGACCCCGGCACTGGCAAGACGCGCGTCCAGATCGAGCTGTTCACTGAGCGGCGGCGCAATGGCGGGGGCTGCGCCCTCGTCATCGCTCCCAAGTCGCTGCTGCGTTCGGCCTGGGAGAACGACTTTGCCAAGTTCGCCCCGCACATCACCGTGTCGGTGGCGCAGGCGAAGGGCCGGGCCCAGGCGTTCGCCCGCCCGGCGGACGTGTACGTGACCAACGTAGACGCCACGAAGTGGCTGATGGAGCAGCGGCCGGAGTTCTTCGCGCGCTTCGACACGCTCATCATGGATGAGCTGAGCGCGTTCAAGCATCACACCTCGCTGCGGTCGAAGGCCCTGAACAAGATCAAGAGCCACTTCAAGTACCGGTACGGCCTGACGGGCACGCCCAACTCCAACGGGATCACGGACATCTGGAACCAGATCTACATCCTGGATGACGGGCAGCGCCTCGGCAAGAGCTTCTACAAGTTCCGGAACATGACCCAGACGCCCTCCCAGGCCGGCCCCGCGGCCAACATGCTGAAGTGGGAGGACAAGCCGGGCGCGGAACAAGCGGTCGGCGAGCTGATCAAGGACATGACCGTGCGACACAAGTTCGAGGAGTGCCTCGACGTGCCGGAGAACTTCGAGACGGAAGTGCCCTTCTTCATGCCGCCGGGTCAGGCCACGGTCTACAAGACGTTCAAGCGGGACGCTCTGCTGGCGCTGGAGAGCGGCGAGGTCATCAGCAGCGTCAACGCTGCCGGTGTCGCCAACAAGCTGCTGCAGATCGCCTCGGGCGCCACCTACACCGGGGACGCCAACAAGTACGCGGTGGTGGACCCCAGCCGGTACGAGATGATCGCAGACCTGGTGGAGGCCCGGCAGCACAGCGTGGTCTTCTTCCACTGGCGTCACCAGCGTGACCTCCTGATGGAGGAGTTCACCAAGCGCGGCATCACCTTCGCGGTGATCGACGGCAGCGTGAAGGAGCAGGACCGGATGGAAGCGGTGAAGGACTACCAGAACGGCTTCTACCGCGTGATGCTGGCCCACCCCGCCTCGGCGGCCCACGGCCTGACGCTCACCCGCGGCACGACGACGATCTGGGCGTCGCCCACCTACAACCTGGAGCACTGGTTGCAGGGGAACCGGCGGACGTACCGGGCCGGCCAGACGCAGCGCACCGAGACGATCAGCATCCTGGCGAAGGGCACCATCGAGGAGCTGGTCTACCAACGCCTGGCTGACAAGAACGTGAAGCAGATCAACATCCTGGAGTTGCTCAACTCCGCATTCAAACAGGTCACCCCATGACGGATCGCAGCAAACTGGAAGTCGGCGGCAAGGTCTACGACATCATCACGATGGACGCGGAGACCGCCTTCGGCAAGGACTACACCCTCTCGAAGATGAGCACGTCGGACTACGTGCGCGACCCGCGCTTCCACGTCCACTGCTGGTCGGTGAAGATCGGCGAGGGCCAGACCAAGGTCTACTTCCGGGAGCAGATCACCGAGCTGTTCAACAGCATCGACTGGTCCAAGACGGCGGTGATCGGCCACAACCTGGCCTTCGACGGCTTCATCCTCCACGAGGTCTACGGCATCCACCCGGGCTTCTACATCGACACCCTGTCGATGGCCCGCGCGGTCCATGGCCATGCCGGGCGCCATAACCTGGACACCATCGCCAAGGCCCACGGCCTGGCCGGTAAGGTGAAGCAGGCGGCGCTCTACGACATCAAGGACAAGTGGGAGCTGACCGAGGAAGAGGAGAAGGCCCTGGCGCTGTACGCCACGGACGACGTGGATGACACCTTCGAGATCTTCTGGGCGATGTACCCCTTCATGCCGGACAGCGAGCTGCGGCTGGTGGACATGACCATGCGCATGTTCTGTGACCCGGTGCTGGAGGTGGACATCCCGCTGGTCGAGGAAGAGCTGAAGGAAGAGCTGGGCCGCAAGATGGTCGCCATTGAGCAGGGTGGGGTCGACATCGACACGCTCATGTCGAACGAGAAGTTCGCCCAAGCCCTGCGAGATCGCGGCATCGAGCCGCCGATGAAGGAGAGCGTGCGGACTGGCAAGCAGACGTATGCCTTCTCGAAGGCGGACCTCGAGTTCCAGGCGCTCGGCAACCACCCGAACCGCGAGGTGAAGAACCTCTACTTCGCCCGCCTGGCTGCCAAGAGCACCATCGGCGAGACCCGGGCGGGACGCTTCATCGAGACGGGCAAGGATGGTCAGAAGCTGCCGGTGATGCTGCACTACAGCGGGGCGCATACGCACCGCTGGAGCGCCGGCAACAAGATGAACATGCAGAACCTGCCGAAGAAGGGCAAGCTGCGTCGCGCCGTGATCGCACCGAAGGGCTACGCGCTGTGCGTGATGGACTCGGCACAGATCGAGGCCCGCGGCATCGCGTGGCTGGCCGGCGAGCAGCGGGTGCTGGATATGTTCCGTGACGGCACAGACCTCTACATCGACCTCGCCAACGACATCTTCGGCAAGCCCGAGGTGCCCTACGGCAAGTCGAGCCCGGAGCGGACGGTCGGCAAGGTTGGTCGGCTGGGTCTGGGCTTCGGGATGGGCTCGCTCAAGTTCAAGGACACGCTGGCCAAGGGCATGATGGGGCCGGCTGTGAACCTGACGGAGCTGGAGGCGGCGAAGGCCGTGTCCACGTTCCGCACTCGCAATCCGAAGATCGTGCAGTTCTGGGCGAAGATGGACGAGGCCATCACAGCCATGATCCTCGGGCGCGAGCTGAAGGTCGGCGTGCTCGAGTTCGGCAAAGGCTTCTGCCGGCTGCCGAACGGGCTGTTCCTCCACTACGAGGATCTACAGGGGACACCGGTGTTCGACCACCAGGGAGGCGTCTCGTTCAAGGACGTGACCTACAAGGTCAAGGCTGGTCGAGCGAAGCTGTACGGTGGCCTGCTCGCGGAGAACGTGACGCAGGCCATCGCCCGCATCATCGTCGCCGAGCAGATGCTGAAGATGCAGGACGCCGGGCTGCGGGTCGTGATGATGACGCACGATGAGGTCGTCACCTGCGTGCCGGAGGAGAAGGCTGAAGAGACCTGCAAGATCATGCAGGAGATCATGTCGACGCCGCCGGACTGGGCCAAGGGCTACCCGCTGAACGCAGAGGGTGGCTGGGACATCTGCTACTCGAAATGAACTGGCGAGACCACTTCCTGAAGGAGATGAAGGGCCTCACGCCGGACGCCAGGAAGGAATACTTCCGGCGGCAGGCGATGGTTCATCACCCCGACAGGGGTGGCGACCCGGAGGCCTTCGCCGCCCTGAAATGGGCGAGCAACCAAGCCTACTCCGGCCCCTGCACCATCTGCGGGGGCCAGGGTTGGTACCGTGAGAAACAGGGTCACTTCACCAAGAAGGTGATGTGCCCCGAATGCTGGAAACCGAGAATATGAAGACGATTGGCGAATGGATCGAAGAGCTGGCGGCTCTGAAGCGTGAGAAGTCGGCGAAGGATGAGGAGCTGAAGGCCATCAACCTGCAGATCCTCGGCGTGGAGCGCGAGATCTTCGACGCTCTGGACGCGCAGGAGATCACGCGCAGCGAGGGTGCATCGGCGAGCGTCAGCATCGTCACGAGCACGAAGGCCGAGGTCATCGACCGCGAGGCCTTCGACGAGTACGTGCTGGAATCCCGTAACATCCACCTCTACGAGAAGCGCGTCAACTCGGCTGCATGCCGCGAGCTGTTCGAGCGCGGCGAGATGATCCCGGGCGTGCTGCCGAAGCAGTACCGTCGCCTCCATCTGAGGAACAAGTGATGGTCCTGCGATTCGGTGACACGTTCATCAATGGCACCAAGGAGAACATGCGTGCGCTCCTGGCTGCCTACCCGGGGCTGAAGAAGTCCAACAGCGCCGCTCTCGTGAGCGCAATCCGCAAACACGAGCGGCAGATCGAGTCGATGCGTTACACGACCATCGACGGCCTGGATGTGCGGATCAGCCGCATTCCGTCAACTCACTGAAGACCCTCATGACCCGCACAACGTCGAACCTGCCAGCGACCTACCAAGCGCAGCTGCTGGCAGAAGCCCAGTCGATCCAGGGCAGGATCTCCTCGCCGGCCACCGGCAAGATCCGCTGGATCGGTAATCACACCATCGCTCTGCCTGACGGACAGGAAGGTGAGGAGCTGGAGGCTGTGATTATCGACTTCATCACCGTCAACAGCTACTTCGACCAGCAGTACTCGCCGAGCAACCCGGTGCCGCCCGCATGCGTGGCCATGGGTTACGACGTGTCCACGCTGGCTCCGCTGGAGCAGTCGCCGGTGCCGCAATGCAGCAACTGCCTCATCTGCCCGCAGAACCAGTTCGGCTCTGCCGGCCGCGGCAAGGCCTGCAAGAACACCCGCCTGATCGCGCTCACGAGCGTGGCAGACGAAGGTGAGGACCCGATCATGTGGACCGCCAGCATCCCGCCGGTGAGCCTGAAGCACTTCGACGCCTACGTGCAAAAGCTCGCCACGAAGATGAAGACGATCCCCATCGGCGTTGTGACGAGGATCTTCCTGCGCGACGACGTGGCCTACCCCGAGCCCAAGTTCGAGGTGGTGCGCCCGCTGCGCGAGGACGAGTTCGAGATCTACATGCGCCGCCGCGAGGAGGCCAAGGCTGTGCTCATGACACCCCCAGACCTGACAGGCTACCGCTCGCCCAACGGCGCCCCGGTGCGCTTCCAGCCGAAGCCCGGCGCCGCTCCGGCTGCCGCCGCCAAGCCCCGGAGGGTGCTGCGATGAGCCGCTCGATCCTCACCGAGGTTGACGAGGAGGATCTGAACCTGGCGGAGCTGCAGGCCCGCCGGGCCAAGATCCACAAGGAGGCCACGGCCAAGCTGGTGGCTCTCCAGAACAAGCAGAAGGCCGAGATGGCCGCGCTGCAGCGTGAGATCGCTCAGACGCTGGAGCGCATCGACAGGGAGTGGGCGAAGGCCCAGCCTAGTACCCAGAACTAAGTACGGAGTACTTCGATGGCAGCAGTGACGAATCGCGGCTCTGTCCTCTTCTGCGAGGGCGAGAGCATGGATGTGCAGCGGGTGGCGAGCGTGCTCGCGTGCCTGCTGGAGAAGCGCTTTGAGCAGGCTCGGCTGTGGATGCCTGCCCACTGGATGGTGCACCCCGACAAGGTTGAGGCCTTCGAGGTGCGCGCGGATGAACCCCTGACCGATCTGTTCGGTCGCCTCGTGGAGTTGAGCAGGAAATGAAGTACCCAGTGATCGGCATTGCCGGCAAGGCCCGGACGGGCAAGGACACAGCTGCGGCGATGCTGCTGGAGGAGTTCGGTGGCTACCGGTACGCCTTCGCTGACCCCATCCGGGGCATGCTGAAGGCCATCGGTGTGGACATGTCGCAGAAGCTCTGGCAGGACCTGAAGGAAGAGCCCATCGAGCTGCTCGGCGGCAAGTCGCCCCGCTACCTCATGCAGACGCTGGGGACGGAATGGGGCCGGCTGATGGTCGACAAGGACATCTGGCTGAACCTCGCTGGCCACTACCTCACCCACACCGGCCCGGGCATGATCATCAGCGATGTGCGCTTCGCCAATGAGGCCGAGTGGGTGCGCAAGCACGGCGGGCTGATCATCCACCTGGACCGGCCGACGGCCATCAAGGTGCGTGAGCACGAGTCCGAGAGCGGGGTGCCGGTGGAGAAGGGCGATGCCCAGATCCTCAACGAGAGCACCAAAGAGCACCTGCGCAAGCAGCTGATCAAGGCAGTATCACCGGAGTGAATACGTCATGAGCCGCAAACCTGAAACCGACTTCATCCAACGGCTGCATCGGAAGATGGGAGCGGTCAAGCCGTATCACATGAAGCTCAACAACCCGCTGACCGCAGGCATCCCGGATGTCTACTACAGCGGCAGCGGTGGTGAGCTGTGGGTCGAGTACAAGTACGACCCGAAGGCCGGGATGGGCAGGAAGTTCGTCCTCCCGGCTCTCTCCCCTCTGCAGATCGCCTGGATGAACGGGCGGTACAAGGAGGGCAGGCAGGTGGCAGTGATCCTCGGCTGCATGAAGGGGGTCATGATCTACACGCATGGCAAATGGGCGGTACCGATGGCACCGTCTTTCTTCGAACAACACCTGGTCAGCGAGCAAGAGGCTGCTGACTGGATCAAATCAAGGACACTGAAGGATGTTGGCAATAGCGTCACTGGCAATGAGCCTGCTGCTCAAACTGATTGAGGCAGCAGCTCGGACCAAGATCGGACTCTTCGGCATCGGCGGAGCTGCAGCAGCTGGCGGCAGTGTGGCCCTCGGTTGGGCGGTGTGCAAGATCCGGGAGTTCTGGCACTTGAGCAGCGTGGTCTGCGAGGACAAGAAGAAAGGCTGGTTCCTCTTCAGCTGGTTCACTTCGTCAGTTGTCGCTCGCAGCCACGAGACCATCATCAGCTGGCTCAAGATGCAAAGCCCCGCGCTGCAGAAGATGTACCGCGACGCGCTGGTCGGTTGACCCGCGTCAGTATCGTGACGAGCTGGATCAGGCCAGCTACAGGACCAAGTACCCTCTCAACCCTCGCCTGAATGGCAACCCAAGGAGTTCACCATGATCCCCGCAATCCCCGTCGCATACTTCGCCGTGACCGCCGTCGCCACTGCTGTTACCTACATCGCCAAGCGCAGCTTCGACGTTATCGACACAGTCATCAGCCGCCCGGACCGCGCTGCAGAGCGGGAACACGAGCTGAAGATGACTGAGATCAAGTCGGATCCGGATGCTCCGGCGGTGCAGGCTGTCATGGACGAGCTGAAGAAGCTGCGGGAGGCACGCGCGCGGGCCCGCGCGCAAGCTCAGCCCAAGGCCGACCCCGCGACCGACACGGTCAAGGTGGCTCCTTCAGGTATCAAGAGCGTCGCTGACGCCCAAGCCTTCGAGCGCAACCCCAGCGCTCTGATCTTCACGAGCAAGGTCTGACATGATCGCCCTTGCAGTCAGCGTCGTCACCTTCCTCCTCATCGCCGGGACAGTGTCGTTGAAGCTCACCTGGCGATGGAGGAAGCATCAGCTCCCTGAGCAGATCCAGCGGCACATCCCCAAGTACGAGCCGGCAGTCCATGACGGGCAGGCTGTCGCCTTCTTCGGCATCCAGCGCTCGACCGTCACCATGATCTCGGACATCCTCGGCACCTTCGTCGCCATGCAGTCCTTCGTCGACCTCATATTCGGCGTTTGGGGCGTTCCGGTAGACCAGGTAGGGTGATCACCCTACCCCATACGAAAAAAGGCGCCTAGGCGCCTCTAATCGATTCCTTGCGGGCATTCTGCCCGGTTCGGAAGACTTACCCCTGCCAGATACTATGCCTCGTCCGGTTCGTCCTGGACGTGGGCAACGTCCTCTTCGTCTGTTTCGCCTTGGTCGTGGGCAACGCGGTGGGCAACCTCGGCGGGCAGCCGGCCCGACTTGATCAGGTTGTCAGTGTCCGCCAGGACGGCCTGCATCTCTTCGTAGGTGGCGTTGTTGCGCAGCATGTTGGCACGGTGGCTGATCACCCGGACGTTGCCCTTCACGTAGCCCAGCAGCGGGTTGATGCGGTCGACAGACGGCACGCGCATGGGGGTGCCCAGCACCGGACAGATGGCCGGCACGACCAGGTCCTCCGGCAGGATGTCGAAGTCGCGCTTGCGCTTGATGGCACGGCGCTTGGCGTACTCGTACAGGCGCATGGCAGGGTCTTGGTCGGCACGCTTCTGGCGCTGGCGGGCAGCGATGCAGGCCTTGCAGATGGTGCTGTAGCCAGTCTTCGTGTCCTTGCGGGGGCTGAAGTCAGAGATCATCTTGATCGTCAGGCAGCCCTTGCACTTCATCGTCAGCAGGGTCGGGAGGATCGTGGCTTTGGCAAACTTGTCGCGGGACATCTTGGGGTTTTCTCAGAACTCAGTACGGAGTTCTTGGAGGAAGTTGATCAATGCGCGCATTTTATCGGAACTCTTGACACCTGTGTTGTAATTGATACAAGGATTCACAATCCAGAAACATTCGCGGTTGACAGGCTGTCGCGTCGGCACGAGTGCCGTGTAGTAGCTGTAGCAGATGTAGTACTGCACCACAACACTCTAAGTCGTTGATTCTTCAGGGGAAAGGTTTGTTTGTTGCACTTCTCGCCGAAAAATTCCTGATTGG